CCTCTTAATTCTATTTATATTTATACTCGTTAACTATAGCTTACCGTAATTTCTGTAGGATATGCTATATAAGTTTTCAAATTATCATTGGCCAAATCTTGTAACTGAGCAACGGAACCGTCAGTTCCAGTTATCTTTGTTCCTACTATTCTATGATTAGCCCAATTTATCATTTGCATTGGTTGTACATAACTTCTTACCACACTATCACCACCACCTGCACCTGTTTGAACATTAGGGTGTCCACCACCGTAAACGCTTGTAAATGCTGGAGCAACAGAATTTAAGTACAAAGATTTCATTCTAGGAGCCACAACAACATAACCGTATTTTGTTTCAGTACCTCTAACAGTAATTCTTGGTTTAGATTGTACTTGTAAAGTGATAATCTGATTTAAAGTTAAATCTCTTGTATTTTTATTTAAAGGTGTAGCTGTAGAATCTGAAAAATCAGGATCTACACCTAACTCTGGATTTGCTCTTAAAGTTGTACCATCTGTTGTTGTTCCTAATCTTCTACCAAATATTGTTGAGAACAATGTATTGATGATTAATGCTATACCCTCATAATCTATACCTGTGTTGATACCTGTTATACTTTGTATTTGAGCAGAAACTTGTGTTTGTAAGTTAACTTGACCTGTAAAGTAGAAACCACCTGTATGCATAGTTTTCTTAAATGAATCTCTCCAGTCATTAATTGTACGACCAACTTTAATAACATAAGAGAAGTCCTGATAGTATAAACTGTCTTGTATTCTCATTGTAGTTTCTGAAACGTGACCATCTTGGTTTATAAAAGCACCTGCTGTGTTTGCTGTGGCAGCCACAGTTGCTGTAGCAGTTGCTGGGTCACTAATTTTTATTGTCGCTATAGCACCACTTGTATCACCTGTAATAGTTGAACCTGGTAAAAATGTTCCTGTAGCTCCACTTAAAGTTAAAATATTTCTATCATTATCAAAAGAAATAACTGTTGCTGTAATTGATGATGAATCTAATCCTGTTCCTGTAACTGTTTCAGTAGCAGAAAAGTTTCCTGATTTACCTAAAACTAAAATTTTTGATCTTACTGTTAATGTAGGCGGACTAGGCGACTGTTGATATTCAGCACCAGACTCAACAATTTTTAAACCTTGTATTCTTCCTATTTCTGTGCCATAGGTAAATATAGAGGCACCGGATCCATTAGTATCATCAACTGTTACAATAGGTAATGATTGATAGTTTGAACCGGCGTCAACAATTCTAATGTCTGTAATATCACCTGAGCCTGTTCCTGATTCTTGTACTAATTTATTTCCTGTGTAAGGATCGCCTCTTGTTGTTTCATCTTCTAAAACTAAATGATCTTCTTCAGTAGATTCTGAATCTTCTTGTGTAAAACCTCCGTTTACAACTGAAACTTTTGCCTCTGCTGAACCACCACCTGTATCTGTGTTATTAAATACTATATCATCACCAATTTCATAACCTGAACCACCATCATCAATATAAAAATTTGTTAAACTACCTCTACCAATAGCGTCAACATTTATTATAGCACTTGTTCCTCCACCAGTTATTGTTACAGTTTCTCCTTCAGTATATAATGAACCGTCATTTGTAATTGTAGTGGTGTTTGGTATTCCTGTAATTGTGGCCTTAATAAATGTGTCAGCGTTATCATCTGCTGTACCTCTTACAACTTCACCTGTTTGAAAAGTACCTTGTATTGTATCTTCATTTAAAATAAATTCTGTAACTAGATTTGTACCAATTTGAAATTTAAACTCATTTTCAATAACAGCTGTAGCGCCTGAAGTTTCACCTGTAATTGTTCTACCAATTAAATCTGCTGTTTCACCTGTTAATTTTTGAGCACTTGTTTGTATTGCTCTCATTATTAATTGACTATCCCATTTACCATCAGAAGCTCTTAACATCTGTTCTCTAGGATAGATTGTTTCAGAGTCTTCGTTAAATAATAATTTAAAAAATAATTCGTGGCCTCTATTTGTACCTTTTGCTCTGTAAAGTGATTTTACATTTTTAATTAAGTTTCTTTTGTTTACATTAGAGTTTAGATTTTCTGGTAATGAATTTAAAAACTCATTTCTAAATTTTGTAAGAAAGTTAGAAATCACTTTATCAGGATCTCTAAAGTTTAATAACTCTTGTATGTTTGTAACTGGATTAGGTCTATAATTATTTACTACAGCACTAGCATTTGATGAAGCACCTAAAACAGTTTCACCAATTATAAATTTATCTTGTGCTGAGATAAACAAACGGCCATTATCTAAATCTTCAGTAAAAACTGTTGTTGTGGCTCCAGAAGTTTGACCTGTAATTGTTTCGCCTCTTGTAAATTTACCAAAGGCTGAACTTTCTAAAAGTATTTTATCACCAGCGTCTAATTGTGTTCTATCAGAATCAATACGAGAACCGTCTAATATTAATTCGTTATTTTGTGCTGTTTCTGTTTCTAATTGAATACCATCTGTAGTTTGTACCGAAGTTACATCTAACTCGGCAGATTCCATAAATGTAAAATAAGTTTTGACAAATTCTAAAAATTTAGGATGTTGTTCAACAACAAACTCTGGAGCCTGACTATTAATCAGTTGGGATATTTTATCTTTAAATGTGGCCATTAGTAATTAGACGTTGTTGTGTATCCTACACCAGCATCAGCAGAACCACCAACAAAAGTATCTGCCTCTACTGTGATTGTTGAATTTGCTGTATCAATATCTAAAATTTGATCTCTTACAGGTACAATATCATATGAAGCAGGTTCAACTGTGACCTCAATTACAGTTGAAGCAGAGCCTCTAATATTTTCTATTGAAGCTATGTCTAAAGAATTAATTGTAATTTGACCTGTAGTATAATCAACCGTACCTTGTGTATTGTTTACATATGTTCTAACTGAACCCACAAAGTAATATCTTCTTATATTTCCTGAACCATCATCATCAAGGTAATAAACATTTGTAGTATCACCTGTAACTTTAAATCCTGAAGTAGTAATTACACCACCTGTTCCTGATTTATGACCTAAATGAGGATTGAAAATACCATTTCTAAAATATAAATCATATCTTGTTGATGAACCTAAAGTAGGTGTAAAAGTTTTTCTAACTAATAAACTTGTAACGTTTGATAAAATACTTGTATCAGTATCATCAATTAATCCTGTTACTTTTGAATGTCTAAACACACCGTCAAATTTTTGTAATGTATCTGTATTGTAATTTGAAATGGCCGTTGTAATTTCAGATTTTAAAGTATCAGCTGTTTTAGTTGTTGCCTTTTCATCATACTTAACAGTTGAAGTTAATAAAATAGATGTTGTTTCCGGATCAACAATTTCTGGTCTAACAGAAGCCACATTAAATCTTTTTAATTGAGTGATAATAGATTGTTTAGTAGTATCTGTTAAAGTAGAACCTGAAGCGGCCTTTATAGCAATTTTAACAACACCATAAACTGGTGTTTCATCATCTTCACCACCCCACGCTGAAACTGATTGAGCATTAGGATATAACTCTAATACCTTAGTTTCATAATCACTTGTAGTAACAGCTCTATCTTGTGCTGAGTATTGTAATGGAGCATTATATCTGATTGATTCTTTTGATTGAGCTTCTGAACCACCTTGAGCATTTGAAACTGTTGTTATTGTAACATCTGAAAAAGTTTCAATAGAACCTGATAAGGCAAAAGTTGAAGCGCCATTTGCTTCTGTTTTATTTGTTACAACATATTCTAATATAATAATATTACCATCACTTAAAGCTTGACCAATTACACCATCACCAAAATAAACTTCAAATTTATTATCTTCAACTTCTTGTAAAAAATATACTTTGCTTGTTGAGTCTAAACTTGTAATACCTGTTGATAATGTATAAGTTGATGTTGTAGTGTCACTTGATGAATTTTGAACTTGTACTTTTAAAGTTGATGTATCTGCTCTGTTACTAGGTATTATAAATCGCTGGTCAGGATCGGATGTATTAACTGTGTATCTGTAAGTTACTAAAGTACCTTCATAAACAGGAATATTAGAAAACTGATAAACGCCATTTGTAGGTGTTATTGTATGAGAAGCGTTAGTAACAAATTGATAAGAAGTGTCGTTTACACTTGTTGTAAAAACTGTACCTTTTGCCATTGTAATGGAAGCACCTGAAGCATTATTAACTAAAATATTTAATGTAGCTGAAGGAGCTTTTGCTGATGTAGGAGTATAACCTAACATCTTTGCTAGTGACACAATATTTTTTCGTATGTCAGCACTATCAAGGTACATTTCATTTGCCAACATATTGGCATTGAAACCTAGGTAGTGTGTATTGTAAGCAAGTAAATCTAAAAGAATTGAAAAACCTGATCCTTCAAAATCATAGTCCTGAAATTCTGATTGTGATTGTAGAAAAGTTTTTAAATTTTGTTTTACTAAATCAAAATCTAAATCTGAAACTGTTAATTTATTACTTGCCATTTTATCTTAATCTTTCTAAAAATGTTGTTACAACAACTGGTTCATTTGTAGCTACTACATAAAAGTAAATAGAAACTTTTAATCTGTTTTTATCAGGCTCATCATCTATAGTTACATTTTGTAATGAAGCTCTCGGTTCATAATTTTTAATAATTTCTTCAATCTTTCTTTTTAAAAATATACCTGTTATAGGCGTAAAGTTTTCAAAAAGTAAACCTCTAACTCCACTACCTAATTCTGGATGAAAAGGCCTCTCATAAAAATTAGTTTGTATCAAATTTTTAACACTTCTTTTTACAGCGTCAACATCTTCAACTTTAGGTATATCATTTGTAACAGGATTTCTTGTAAAGTTTAAATCCAAATCTGAATAGATTCTGTTACTTCTTTTACTCTTATTTGTGCTTGAAGCGTCATAGTTTGCCATAGTGGTAATATTTATACACTAACCAGCGAAAACATTAGGAGAACCTTCAGCCACACTAGTACAACCTGATATAGCGTCACCAACTCTACCACAACCTTTACCGTTGATAAAAACAGTAGTTGAACCTACAGCTATTGGTGCTGAATGAGATGGACATATCGGAGCAGGTAATAAATGACTTGTATTGTTATCTCCTTGACGTGATACTCCAATACCATTTACAAAAACATTACTAGACCCCTCAGCTCTTGTCATTCCTGAACAATGAGCTACATCTGCATCACCAATTCTAGTTACCGCTGGCACGTTTCATTAACTCCTTTAAATAATCATCAAACTTGGCCATTTGATGATGCTGTTCTTCCGTATGTGGTTCAGGTGGATAATCAGGTTTAAATGATATTACGTGTTCAAAAACACTTGGTATATCATTAAACTTATTATATTTCTTTAATTTGCCATTTTTTCTTATGACAAACTCACCTACTAACATTTTAACCTTGTTTATTGTAAATCTTAAATGATCTTTTTCTATGCTTATTCATAGAACTTCTTTTTACCTTTTTACTGGTACCTTGTGAAGTCCTTTTCGGCATTCTTTCGTGTTTTACGAAATTCTTTGCTAATTTTGCCATTTTTATGCTCCATTAAACGAATCATAGTCCATTGAATCGTATTTTACTTCATTTTCATCAAAATCTGTATTTACTTTGTGCCTACAATGACTACAACACAAAATTTCACTATTTTCATCATATTTTTTCATACAATGGCCGCCACAATGGCAATCGTGTCCACAATTTTGACATTTCTGAATTATTTTTGTCATTTTTAATATTTATCTTAAAATTTACAAGTTATATGAGCTTCTGTTGAACGGTTGTCTATCATATTTTTTAATTTTTCTTTAGAATCTTCTTTTTTTTCGTCTGATTCGCTATTTTTTTGTGATTCTAACTCAATTTTAGGCAAAAATTTACAATTCTCAACTTTTTTAGCACAAGATGAGAACAAAACCAGAACAACTGTTAAAAAAATAGTGATTTTTAGCGCTTTTTTTA